CGGCGATGATGATGTCGTCACCATAAACAATGTGTCTCACGAAGGCTCGCAAGAAAGACAGGTCACGGAGTCTAACGGAACAACCTTCAACCACGTATAAGCGACAAACATGTCATTGATCTCGCAGTTGGCAGGGGTGGTGAGTGGAAAACCGGATGGATTGCCTTGATGTTTGAAAAACACAGCATTGAGGCAAGCAATGGGTGTGTGTATTGCCTCTGACATGAGGACTTTTCGGGCACGTTGATTAATGGGATCATCTTCGTACCAACCATTGACGACGTCGCCAACGGCAGCCATAAATTCAGCAGGCAAAGACCCGTCATAATTGGTATAATCGGCAGCGAAGCCAACAGGTGACACTTTCAGCAGCTCATGAGCGAGCTCTGTCCAATCATAACTTTCAGGATCAATACCCACGCCATGATGTTCGACAAGGCGTGTGGAGTAGAACATGGCAGTCCAAGCTCCAAAATAAATACGCATAGCAATGAGATAATCAACAGGTGGTAAGATGATGCTACGCGAAGCACGGTCAAGAATCTTCTTGTGCTTTCGACGTTCGTCTTTCAAAAACTGGAGCCACAACGTTGGTGAGGCACGACCAGCTTTGAGATCAACGAGGCGTCTATCAATGTTGTGACGCAAACGGGGGTCGTTGACAACCCAACGGTCATTAACCAATTTAAAGAGATATTGCTTCCCTTCAACGCCCTTCGGTCGAGACAGGACGTAATCGTACCCAGGTGATGTAGCAAAATTAATTGGTTCAACTAAACCATCAATGGTTCCGTTGATCGCTTCATCTTCGGTAAGCAAACGAGCTTCCATGGGTGAGACGCAATTCTTCCATTTCCCAATCTTCCATTCAACAATGGACTTGAGGATGTCCTCGTCCACGATCCCTTTCGGTTTCGTGTACTTCTCAGCACCAGACTTCAGCATGCTAAAGCCAGGTTCTTGACTGGATGGTCGCGGATCTTTCGGATGCAAAACGGCAGGGGCGGTGGAAACAGGTCCAAACGGCAACGTCTCAGAACGCTGCATATAACTCGGTCTGATGGTGGTTTTATCGGACGAGCGTGGACACAATTCATTCGGAAGTACTCCAGCTTGAGTGGCGTTCCCTTCGACGACGACACGCGCAGTGTCAGTCTCGGTAAGAAGTCCGGAAATGGTAAGCATTCCTTGTGGCATAACTTTGTAGCCGGGCAGTTGTTCGAGCGCTTTTTGAATGCGTTCAGTGGTAAGGATGTTGGAATATCCTTCGTCACGGGTCATGGAACCGGCAACGTGCATGCCAACCAACTTACGTTGTATCATTGTGTTGTGTGCGACAAGCACAGAACCGCAATGACCAGCGTCAGTTGTGGCAGCATATGCCCAACCAGCGACAAGCATCACGGTCCTACGCTCTTCGTCAGGCTCATGCGGTAAAACATAAGTCTTCGGTTGAATGTTGGCCTTGACTGGCACAAGCTGTGTGGTGACTAGCTTGGTTTGAGAATCCATGTGCAATAGTTGACCAGGAAATTGAGTGAACTTCACAACATCAGCTTCTTCCATAAAATGATGGAGACAGCTAGAAACGGGCGGTACTTTCGGACCCATGTCATAAAGACACAAATCGAGAGCATCGCCTTTCATGGTGGTAATTGGAACAAGCCGTGATGGTTGAAAAGCGACGGTGAACGCAACACCATTGGGACACGTGAGTGTGACAACAGCGGG